ATATGAAGAAAATTTTATTAAAATTCGTACTAAAATTACGAAAGTTTTTATAGGGGTAGTACAAACTACTATAGTGACCTATAGACTGATTTATTGTTGTCTTTTCTGACAGCTAATTTATTGTAGACTTTATTGTCTATGTTTGCGTATTATTGTACAACACAATCAATATCTACGCGTGGTCTCACTCTCGTAAAACCTCCGGAATATGTTGAAATCACTGGCAACAGTGACTACAGCCTTAATCACTTCCAAGGCAGTCTCGTGAGATACAACGTGACCAAATTCCTTTGTGTATTTGTGAGCTATAGCACTAGCCATGTACTCTTGAGTAGCATAGCCAGATAAGCCTTTGCAAAGATCGCTATAACCTTGCCATTTCTCGACAAAATTGGTCTGTTCTGACACAGACTGTTCACCAAGAGCAACAGCACGTTTCAATGCATCTGTCTTCCAACAAATTGAACCGTCAGGCATGTGTATGAGCCAACCGCTAACGAAATCTCCAAACGAAGATTTCGTCAATTTGACAGACAAGTTAAACTCCTTCATGCAATCAGATTCGACATCTTGAGAATCAACATCACCACGAACGGCAACGGTAACGTCGTCGCCCATGATCAAAATAAACTCTATCAAATGATGAATTTTGTGAAAGAATCTTGCGTAAGCAGCCTGACTAATGTCACAATTCCCATCTAACGTATCAGAGTCACCAGAACCTCTCTGTGGTGTCAAATAAACTTTAACACCCGCCATGACGGAAGAGGCAGTTCTTTGAGCCGTATTGCTTTTAAGCAAATCGACATACCTGGGTAACACTCCTAGAACCTCGCATTTTTTCCAATGCATCATCAAAGTAGTAAATACTTGTGATTTATCAAACATCTCTGCGTCCAGCATGATGTATGATAAAGGTCCTTTAGTATTAGTACGCCAGGAAAATTTCGAAAGAAACTCGTTCAAATCATCAGGACTTTTACTCTGCATGATGAAAACGTTGTCTCGCAATAACGACTGATCTCTCATGACCTTGCAAGCAAAAATAGGCGAAAAAACGCCTGTTCTGGTGCGACTTTGATCATATTGGACACTCTGATTGGCCTTTACCATGTCATCATAGGATGGTCCCATGTTTGGTTTTCGCTTAGCTTTAAGCATCAAATTGGAATCCTGCATGACAGCATCAAGTGTTTCAATGGCGTAATCTTTCGTCATAGCATTCTCTCTCTTGGCTGTATCGAGTTTGCAAGCCCACACCTGAGCAGCCTCAACAGTAGGTCCAATAGAATCCATCTCAACCAATTTTTTCTCTACATCTTCAACGTAATACACACCCTTCATAAACCGCCATGTCCGATCCCATAATTCGTCAGAATCCATAGGTTCGACCGATGACATGGTGTTCAAATTCCTTTT